TTTCCTAGAACTAGAGATAACGAATCTCGTTCTAAATCAATTGCTTGCGTAACATTCCCTACACTCATAAAGTTTCGGATTGTAATATTTTTAATCTTTAGCAAAAGTAATCTACCTCTCTCTTGCGTATGTCCCATCTTGGATAGGATCTAGTGAAATTTCATTAATGTTAACATATTCCGGCTGAGAAAGCAACCATAAAATGACCTCTGCGATATATTCAACGTCTAACAGTTTTCTATCTGGGTGCTTTTTCATAACATTTGGTGTTGTTAGACTACCCGGAGATAACAATGTGGTTTTTACATTTGAACCGCCAATTGCCATATAGGATAAATCTCGGTTATAGTTTTTCAATGCTTTCTTTTCTGTTGGGTATCTCCAAGTTCTTCCTTTAACACCTGTATCTGCTGTACTTCCTATATGTATGAAATGGGCAGCCAATTGTTCATCCTTAATACGATTATACATTGTCTCAGCCAAAAGAGTTTGTTGAAATTTCCACATAGCAGAATTGTTAATAAAGACATTACAATTTTCTGAGATAAAAAAGTCTGCTAGTTTATTTTGCGTTGTGGCTGAAGTAAGATCCCAATCATTTACCCTAGAAGCAGTAAAATAATCAATGTTATCCACAGTATCAAAAATATTACATATTTCTTTACAAAGCCCATATTCTTTATTTCCTGTTATTAAAACTCTCTTATAGTCCATTATAAATCTCTATTAATACATTCTTATCAAAAGTTCCATCTAATGATGTTAATTGTGACAATACAATCTGATCAATAGTTTCAAAATGTATCTCTGCTGAGGTATCTTCTTCATGTTCGTTTGACTTCACTGGGACAAGTGTTATGTCACGCAATGAATATGTTTCAATAAAGGTGTCTTTGATAAAATTTGCTTCCTCGTATGATATATCAATATCAAGCGATACTTTAATTGTAGACTTAGGCAGTAGATACTTATCTGGATCATCTAATAACTTTGAAAGTTTTATTGTTTTGTATTTCGGTGCATCTTCCCAAGCATAGAACTCAGGCTTACCACCCCATTCCAAAAACATCCACCCGCGGTCATCGTCCCACGCATCAGAGAAGTTATGTGGGAAAGCATTACCAGTATAGATAATATTACCTTTAACTTGTCTTTGATGAAAGTGACCTGTGAATACATAATCTTGGTGTGAGAACATTTCTCGCTTCAGTCCACCATGGTCTGGCATTTCTACCATAGCATTTAGTTTGAATGTAGGTAGTTCAAAGTGACCAAACATATACTTGGATTTTATCTTTGGTACTTTCTTCCATTCATCTCCTATTAACCAACTTACTAGTGCAACATCACCAATAATGGTTGTATCATCAACAACTGTGATATTTTCAAATTCCTTAGCAAACTCTACGCTACTAACTTCACGGCTTTCACGATAAAATAAATCATGATTACCTTTAATGAAATAAACATTTTCAAATGCATCATTGAGTTTACGTAAACTCTCAATAGAATATTTCATTGTTGATATATTTAAACTGGCACGATTATGATGCCAATCCCCGCCGAATATACACGTTTCGCATCCGCGCTCTTTTGCTTGCTCAATAAACCAATCAACAAAGTCACTACAATCTTTATTGTGTTGTTGTGCGTTGTTTCGCATTCCAAAATGTATATCTGTAAAGTATGCTAATTTTTTGAATAAATTTTCATTCATCGTCTGCATAAATCTCTTTAATAGTTTCAGTTGGTATTTGGTCGTCTGTGATATTAGTTCTAATAATTTTCTTCCACCGCTCTTGTGACTTCATTTCATGTTCAAGTTGTCTTGTCCAACTAGGAGCCTGCCCTGATTTCTCTAATAGATCATCTCTAATGCCTTGATTTTTTTTCTCAATATTAAGAACACGTGTAAATGAATTATTAACTGCTGCAGTGTAGTAAGCAAATGGATTATCTGATTTTGCTTCATTAAACTGTAGACCAATCTGTGTCAACTGTAGTAAGGCTTGTCCTCTCATTTCGTCAATATATGTATATCCACGCCAATTACCACGCTGTGAATAGCGTTCTACTAGTTTGATATACATATTTGCCAATGTAGCAGTAATCTTACCTGATGTCAAGTCAAATTCTTTATTTTTATTGAAATGTGATATGCCCACTTCGGCAACTTCGCCATTTCTTAGAATATAATGCTTGTATGGTGGAAAGTTTAATTTAACTTTATGATCTGCCACAGTCTTGGGATTTAGTTTTCTGCCTGGTTCATCCGGAATATGTTCAAATGTCATAACACGGAATACTAATTCTTCTTCGTTGAATGAATTTTTGTCTACCGCAAAATCAACTTGTTTTTTCTTTTTGTCAGTGTTCAAATCCCATGCAGCCTTTTGAATACGGTCTGCTTTTGTCTGTCTAGCAACATCCATTAATGAATTTAGTTCTGTTTTTAGATCAAGTTCGCCAGTAATATTATCAATAATTACATCAAATTGATTGTATAGGTCATAATCTTCAAACCATGAAAAATTAGATTTAGAAATATGAATTTGCTTTAGCATATCTCTATTGTTTAAATAATTCTGCCGTCTGGCCATTTTTGTATTCTCCTAATAATTTATTATTATTATACATTGTTTTTATGTAGTTGTCAACCTATTTAATGTTTTCCAAATATACGTAGTTTATACCGTGATAAATACTGATGTAATCTAGGAGAAGCAGTTATGGCGTATAACCCATACAAGGACCAGCAACCTGTAAATATCATTGATCCCAGTGGTCGATTGAGAGAGAGTGGAATACGAAAGTTTAACTTTCCGTATACGCCCACCGTTACTAATATTATAAATGCAAATTATTCACAAGCGGCTACAACACATTCTAACTTTCAACAATCATTTTTTGAATCTGCAAATAATGCATCTTTTTCCGTTACTGCTCCTATACTAATTGAGAATGAAGAGCAGGCATATTATATCTTGCAGGCATTAGACTTTTTTAGAGGTTCAATGAAAATGAGATTTGGTAAATTGGATAATGATAGAGGATTACCACCGCCGGTTCTTAGATTTAATGCACACGGTATATTTCAAAATGTTCCTGTTGTATTAACTGATTTTACATACAACTTGGATGCTGATGTATCTTATATCGAAATAGAAAATAAAAAGACTGGAGATCCAACAGTAGGTGGGGATCCCAGAGGCGAAATTTATGATGTGTTAAAAAAAATAGAACATAGACCTGTAGAAGATGGTGTTATGACTGCTGCAGGAAAACTACGTTCAGCAAACACTAATACATCAAACGAAACAATTAGAATGCCAGTAAATGGCGCATTTGTATTTTCATTATTGGCTACATATTCTCCTAAAAGTATAAGAGAAAACTTTACAGTAGATGAATATCTAAGAGGAAATTTGAGAGGTAAAGGTTATGTATGATAACAGATCACCATGGAGAAATACTCCAATACTATTTAATAAGATTTTAGATATACAAAAACCCAGATATATAATTAAAGATCCCATGGACATTGAGTATACAATCCCACAAAGATTAGATAACAGACCTGACCTTCTAAGTTATGAGTCATATGGTACATCTAAATACTGGTGGATATTTGCACTACGTAATCCAGATATCATACAAGACCCAATCAATGATTTTACTCCTGGTAAAGTTATACGTATTCCTAAAAAAACTAATATAGATAGAATGGGCTAAAAATGTCTACTATACCCAGAAATCAAAGAAACAATAATCCCGGTAATATCAGGCTTGGTGGAAGTAATTGGGACGGTTCGGTAACAGGCAACGACACTGAATTTGTGACGTTTGCTACTCCTGAAATGGGAGTTCGTGCAATGGTCAAAACCTTGCATACTTACCAAGAAAGATATAATTTATCTAGTATAAGAGAAATAATATCACGTTGGGCACCATACGGAGAAAATGATACTGGCGGGTATATTGATTTTGTTTCTAAAAGTATGGGAGTAGATCCAGACCTCCCTCTTGAATTAAAAGTAGATCCTATTACTACTAAAAAACTTGTAAGCGCAATGATACAAAAAGAGGGCGGCACGGAATCCTCTAACTATTTTAAAAATTCTATCACTAAAGGTATTAACTTAGCAAACATATCAAGTGGTGCACAACCAACTGTTGCAACTATCGCAAAACACGAAAATAATAACTCAGACGAAAGACTTGATGGAGTCCCCACACCATTGGGAAAACCAGATTCTCCTAGATTATCTGATATACTATCGTTAGATACTTCATTAAATCGTGGATATGTAAGTTCAATTGCACCGCAACCACCAAATAACAGAACTATTACAACTGTTGATCCACTACCCAATGTTTACATAGGTGGAGGCGTTACGCCATATGAACAGGAATATTCTAATCTAATTAAAACAGACACAAAAAGAAGTGAATTACCACAATTAAAAAAAGAGAATGGCTTTTTTAGCGCAAATGATTTCTCTACATTAAAGGAAGTGGTTAACGCTGCTGAAGAACAAGAAATATTTTGGTATAATGAACTTGATAATTATGAAAATTATTCATATCATATAGAACTGTTTATTGTTCCAAAAGATGATGCAACTGCGTTTCATGAATTTAATCGTGATTCTTTTGAAACAACTATATCAGGCGGATGGCCTACAAACGATATTGATAAAGTAACTATTGCACAAACAGCAACATCTACTGAATTCAATATTGATAATTTAACTTTAGAGAATTTAGGTACAGGTGATGGGAATGTTGCTAAAATGGTGGGAGTAGATTCACATCTTGCCTTTGATATCACTCAAATCGGAAATACCAATCTTAATGATACATTACATACATTTGCTAATCTTATGGGATATTCAGACATTGGCACTGCGGTATATTTTATTAAAATTTCATATAAAGGATATGACAACGATAATCCAAAAAATTCAACGGTGTTGCCAATTGCAAAAGTTATTCCATTTTTAATTACTAGTTACAGTGAGATTAGTACTACAACAAATGCTACTGGAACTACAACCAGTTTAACTGGTACAGCGGTAAATTATATTGCATCAACACATGTTATTAATACGACAAAACATGATTTGACCTTTGATATCAAGCCTACATTAAATGGAACATTAAATTCTTTTGTTACTGAGTTAAATAAAACTGCACACTTGGGTACTGGTTATCGTGAAGATCAAACTGGATATTTTAACAGTTATAATATTGAATTTAGTGAAGATTTTAAAGAGAGATTTGCAGAATCTAAAATGAATAATGAACTTGCAAATAAAAGTTCCGCCAGTACTGAAATTGAACGCCGTAGTGCCAATGGTTTAAATATTGCACAGCAAATTGGACAATCAACCTCAGGAGTTAGTATTGCACATCTCTTATATGATATTTGTATACAATCGTCAAAAGTTAAAGATGAGCTTTTAATTAAAAATCCAGGTTTCTCATATGCAGTTAGAATTATACCCAAAGTTGTTCAAAAAGAATTCAATCTTATTACAAATAAATCTGCTTACGATATCACATATTATATAACTATGCATCGTGAAATAATAATTCAGGATCTTGAAGATCAGACTATAAAAATTTCTGAAACACGAAAATTACTATCTGAAATATTTGATAAAGGTAGATGTAGAAAATTATACAACTACGAATATACAGGTCTTAATGACCAAATCCTGGATTTAACGGTATCATTGGACAAGCAACTTATTAAAAGTTACCGGTCACCGGGTGATGAGTATTCATGGAATAGATTCTTAAAGGGGGATACTGATTTATCTAAGTATCTTACTAAAGAACAGTTCGCAAGATATCGTGAAGTAACTGGGCTTACAGATAAACTTGATAATAAACTAATACGCCAGAGCACAGACCAAGAACAAAAAAGATCAGACTTGCTACGTAAACAAGATGAACTATTTAACCGAACCCGGCAGGGAATGATTGCTACTGAAAATAAAAACATCACTAGTGCAGATGATGCCATGACAGTAAGCAATAGATATCAGAATATTGATTCATATGCAGATATGGCTGAGTTACAAAGATTGGACCCAGATTTATTTAACACAGTTCAGCGGGCAATACAGGCAGATAATATCCGAAGAGATGTTGGATTTTTGGGTGCGCGCATTAAAAAAGGTGACCGTGATATTGAAGAGACTAAATCAAGTATTAGTAACAATAATAAACAAATAGAGGAATATGAAAATACTCTTAGAGCACAAGTAGGTATTGATATTAATGCAATGCTACAAGAACAAGCAAAATTTAACAGAAATATTCGCTCTAATTTATTAAAACCAATAAATGAAATATCTCTTGCAGAAGAATTGGGTGCTGATTTTTTCGCAGACTCAAATAAATTGTCTGACACAGAATATGCATCAATGATGGACGCAATCGCACTTAATAGTATTACATTTGAACGTGACATACTATCTAACATGCGTAATGGAACAACTATTTCATCTTTTAGTTCAACTGACCGGAGTAACATATCGTTAGCACGAAGTAAATTTAATGAATCTCTTAATGCTGATCTAAGTATGCAACGCCTTGAAATGACAATTAAAGGCGATCCATTCTGGGTAGAATATTATGTAACAGAGAAAACAAAAGAAAAAATGTTTGGTAAAAATAACAGCATTGACGATGTTAGAGGACATAATGCAAATGTGAATGGCACAAATTACATGATGTTAGTTGTTAATAAAGCGGATGGTGTAGATGAATTTGATAATATAAAAATTGATAGTTTAGATATATTCTTATATATGGTTAGAAAAATAAAAAGTACATTCAGTCAAGGACAATTTACACAAAGTTTACAATGCATCAGACAGCCTATACCTTCAAACTTTAAATCAACCACAGTTTATAAAGGAACAGTAGACGGTGATGGATTTGGTTTTGGTCCCGGTGGTGAATTTGCTGATGTAACTAATCGCGTCGGTGCCGGACGAGGCAGTGATGTAGTAGCAGGTAAACCATCAGAATTTACTGGATTTTCCAATGAGACAAATAATGTTGCTAATGGTGCTTTTAAAAAACTTTCAGGAAGTTTATCTAGTCTTGCAGGTATTATGGCCGAGGCTTCTCCATTTCCAACGGCAGAACAAGCATCTAGGTTAACGACATTACTTAATGAAGCCGAACTTCTAAGTAATAATGGGTCAACTGAAGCAACAAAGGTAATCGCAGATATAAAATCAAAACTACGTGAAACATTTGGTACACCAGAAGAAGCTAGTGGGCTTTTTCAAGGATCAGCAGATGATGGAACCCCACCATCACCTGAACTTATTGCACTACTAAACACTAAAATATATGATGGAGAAACAATAATAACACCTACAACGGTTGACCAAGATAGAGTTACAGAAATTATGAGTGAAATAGAAAATATTACTATTAAGAATACGAACAGTGTTACTGAAATGGTGCAAGACATTTCTGGACATGTTACACAAACTGTTGACACTCGTATTAATACGGAAACACCCACCCAAATGGTTTTAGAAAATTCAAACATGATGTTAGACGGTTCATTGCCATTACATTCTACTGAAGAATATAAGGACCCTAATTCACCAGCGGTAGATTATAACCCAGACCAATTAGCGGCACTGGATTTACCGGTTGACGTGGTAGAAGGCTATAGAGATGCTGCGGCTACTCGTAATGGAATAAAAGTTAGAAAATATATAGATAGTCTACCAGAAGACCAAGCAGAATTATTGAATTCTATTGATAATCCTTATACTGTTAAAACACTTCCATATGACGCACCAACTATTGAAACGATAGCAGCAACTCCTTTAAAAACACCCAGAGAAGCAATCATGCAAGCAAGAATTGAAGATGCACAAACACAAATGATAGCAGCAGCAGGTGGAAGTTATAATGATTTATCTGCTGATGAAAAACGTCATTACGAAAATTTGAGTGATGCTTATGATGCTATTGATGAAGCAGCACAATTGGATCCCATTCGTAATGAATCAAAATTAATTAAGATCAATAATGAATTAGATAAATCAATTAGAATATACAACGACAGATTAGCAGGCGGCGATAGTGAATGGAGTTGGACACAAGAAGAAGCAGAAGAAAAAACACAAATTGATAATACAGTATTAGAGAACATTTCAAATTTAGATAATGCACACTCAACCCCTATTGCAGACAGAGTGATAGTAGATGATAGCGGCAATGTAAATATTATGAAAGATATGTCTGTACTACCTGTTAAACCATCAGATGGATTTACATTGCCAATGGATTATTTAACTGAAAATGATGAGTTCGTAATAACAGATCCACATTTAGCACAATATGAATTGGCAGAAAAAAATTGGGTAGATTTTAGAAAAGGCGAATTTGTTACTGTTAATGTAGTTGATCCGGCTAGTGGAAAGACATGGCAGACTGAGTTATATAGTAGTTTTGAAAATCCAGAACTTGCACAACAGTATGGAATAGATACTACCACTGTAGTAGCAGGCGAAACAATTTCGCAAGACGATCCGCGATACACACAGTGGGCTGTAGGTAATTTAAGTAATATTAGAAATCAAATTTCTAACGAACTTCCACTTGTAACAACTGTAAGCATCCATAATGAGTCAGCAAATACAGCACAGAAATTCACCGAAATTTTAGTTGAAATAAACGATTTTGTATTAGTAGAAGGCGAAGAGTAAAAATGTTACAAGATGAAAATTTAAATAATTTAGCAGGTGCATTACAAAAAGATAAACAATCAAATCTTAACCCTGTACTAAAAAATATACAGAGTGGTATATATCATGCTATTACTGTTCCTGGTATAGATCCTGAGGGTAGAGGTAGATTAGCTGCATATGTTCCTAAATTGGGCGGAAATCCAGAAAATCCTTTATATTTTCAGTATGCGTCTCCGTTTGCGGGTTCAAATACTATGGGAAGTTATGGGTTGCACGCTGTCCCACCATCTGATTATGTGACTATACTTGTGTTCTTTGCTGACAATGGAGAATTGAGTGAAGGGTATTGGTTTGCTGTTGCACAGGAAGTACCAGATATTGCATCTGGTGGTGCATCTGGTCCTCCCAAAGTAGATGGTTCAGGTCAAGGCGAAGGAGTATTTAAGAATCAGCCTAGCGCAAAAATTAATAAAACCGAACTATCAGATTCTCAAGGTGCCGATACATCATCAATTAGTGTTACACCGGAATCTTTGGCAGTTGCTACTGATGTTAAGGATAGTGGATTAACTCCAAAATTAAATGGTAAGGACGGATTAATAAAAGTTGTTGAAGATGGTGAAGATCCAGCAGACGAAGTAACTAGTGGTAGAAATCAACGTAACGCATCTAACAACAGAAATGATCCGCGTGGCAGAGACCAGATACCAGCAAATCATCCTAGAAATATTAATACTGCGACACAGGGCATATATGCTGATGGAGTACGAGGACAAACAACTGCCTCGCCATTACGTAATGCAAGTTATAAAAAACCTACACCAAATACAGTATATGGTTTAAAAACGCCAGGATCAACAGTTCTTACGATGGATGATGGCAGTGTAGATGATGATGGTTTCGTGCATCCAAATCAAATACGACTACAAACAGGATCGGGCGCAAGTGTTATCTTAGATGGGACAAATGATTTAATCTATTTGATTAATAGTACAGGTTCAGGTTGGATAGAAATTGGTTCTGGTGGCGAAGTAATGATATATGCTCAGGGTTCTATGAGTATGAGAACAGAAAAAGATTTTAACTTACGTGCAGATCAAAATATTAATATAGAGGCTGCTGAAAAAATAAACATTAAATCTGGTGACGATATTCAAGTAAATAGCGGAGACCAGATACATTTAAAAAGTGCAGGCTCTCAGTTCTATGATAGTGCTGGTAGTAATCATACTAAAGTTGGTAGTAATATGTATATTTCAACTGGTGGTCTATTACATTTGAATGGACCACAGGCAGCAATGTCACCGGGAATTAATACAGTATCTCATAATGATATTCAAAATTTAGAATCTACTAAAATAGAAGAAAGCATTTTATCTACTATGGTATCACACGAACCAATGATAAGAAAAAAACCTGCGCCTGCTAACACAAGTTCAAGTTCAGATGAAAGTGATACTGTAAATGGCGGTAATATACCTGCGACTGCTGCAGATCCCAATAGTGTTGCTACAAATGATAGTACCGTAGATCCCGATGAACAAAAAGTAAATGATGAAGCAATACAGGATCAAGTTGGTAATGGCAATGGACTAGTAACATACTGGGAAAAATTTGCCGCGCAAACACGAAATCAATCCATCAGAAATGAATTGTTTAGTATATTAGAACGAGCCGCTAGTTCTGCCGGCGTGAATGTAGTTATATTTTCAGGTGGACAAGATCCAGAAGGCCCCGGAGCAAGACGTACAGGTAGTACACGACATGACAATGGTTATGGTGTAGATGTTTGGTTATACAGTGGATCAGGTAAATTAAGTTCACGTTCAAGTAATGATATACCAATAATAAAGAAATTTGTTAAAGCGTGTTTTGATTCGGGTGCAAATGCAGTTGGTGTTGGCCCAGGTTATATGAAAGATGTTGGGGTACATGTTGATATAGCAACATACAAAGCTGATCAGGGTGTATGGGGATCAACTCATGAAAAGGGGTCTGCGCCTGGTTGGTTAGTTGCTGCAAGAGATGAAAGTAATTGGAGAGCATAAAATGATTTACGATAAGAGAAAAGGATCGCTTTTAAATTATATTCAATTACCATTACATACTATAACTCCATACGGTACATATCTGGGAACTGGATACGATACTGTCGGTAATCCCACGTATATACTATCGTATACACGTGTTACATCATTTGCAGTGAATAAACTTATATTTTCTAATTTAAGTAAGAATGCTATTATTAATGATGTTATTCCTACACTGGAAATAAAAAATGGTATTATAGGTTATAATTATCAGATACCTGATGTAGAATTTAGATATGGTTATATTACATCTTCTTCCAAAAGAGTTTCAATTGAAAGCCAAAAAATAACAAAACAATCAGCGCAGATAATTTTAGAAAAACAATTACGTGCTATTGGAAATGTATTAGAACAATTTATTACACAACCGTTAGGTCAACCACAATATGATGCGTTACTTCATTATTTTTATTATGAAGGTGTAGACAAAATACCCAATCATAATATTATTAATTTAATTAATAATGAAAAATGGTTTGATATAACAGATGAAATACAGAGTAACATTAAAAGAAAAAACGGCAAAGTCGATGAACGACTTGCCGCTTTAAGAATTGAGACTGCTAAGATGTGGAGTTATGTTCCCGGCTTTAGTTAAACGGGTCTATGATCTATAACTTGGTCTACTAAACCATATGCTAGTGCTTCGTGGGGATCCATAAAATTATCACGTTCCATAGCAGCAAGCATTTCTTCCAGAGTTTTACCCGCTGAGTTATGCTTTACATAAATCTGTGTTAGTGATTGTTTCATCTTTAGAATTTCTTTAACTTGAA